GGTTTGATATTGCCTGCCGGATCAGTTTTGACAAGGGTGGACGAGAGCATCCATCGCAGTACCGGATTACCAAAATGTTCAATTCGCTCGGACAGCACCAACGCCTCGAACTGTTTGGTGGGGGCCGACATCGAACCATAGCCTTGTCCGAATGGATTAAAAGTCAAACCTTCATCGGTCAGATTTATAATGGTTTGTGAGGAGTTCCAACGGTCGTAGGCAGTTGACTTCAAATTGTAGTCAACTATAATCCGAAGGATATCTGCCTGCACGAAATCATAATCTGTAACGTTGCCGGGAGTGACTTTTACAAACCCTTCTCGCACCCAATGGTCGTAGTTGATATTCTCCTTGCGGACTTTTTCGAGCATCTTCTCCTCCGGAATCCAGAAGAACGGCAACAGTTGGAATTTGTCATTCTCATTGAATAACAATACAAATGCAGTGATGTCGGATACATTGGATAGGTCGAGTCCACCCCAACAATCGCAACCTCGTAAATCTTGAAGCGTTGTCGAACCAACACACTGCATCCACTTCTCGTCCAGTATCCAAGTCTTTTCGGCATCCACCCATAGGTTTACATTCTTGGTCATCACGTTGCGGACAGCTTCCGGTCGGTTCTTGGCATCTTTAATTTCTCCCGCGAGGTAATCTACCGAGAGTGACACGCCAAGGTTTGGATTGGATTTCACCCACATCTTTGGAATGTCCCATTCTTCGTTTTTGTCGAGAGTGTAGATCATTCCAAAGAGTGTATCGTCCTGGTTGATGCCTCGGAGAATCTTGATCACGTTATCCCGATAAGCATAGCAAGCACCTGCTTTATTGAACCCGGCGGTAGTGATGATAAACATCAACGGTTGCCGTCTGGCTCCGAATGCCGATTTGATCACATCAAACATTCCGCTGTCCTTATGAGCATGAAACTCATCAATGATTCCACAGCTTGGATTCAGACCATCGTGCGTACCGTAGTCGGAGGACAATGGTTTGAATGTACCACCCTTTAGTTCATAGACAATAGAGTTCCGGTATGGCGTGAGGTAATTCTTCAGATCAGTCGCCTTGACAATTTCCACCGCATCGGCAAAGCAAATCTTCGCCTGGTCTTTCACGGTGGCCGCCGAATAGACTTCGGGGCGAGACTCACCATCTGCAAAGAGCATATAGAGTCCAATACCTGCCGAGAGTGCTGTTTTCCCATTCTTACGAGCAATCTCGATATAGACATATCGAAATCTGCGAGTACCGTCTGCCAGCTTCCAACCAAAGATATTCCACACCACAAACTGTTGCCAAGGTTCGAGTTTGAATCGCTGGCCGGCCCATTCTCCTTTGGTATGCTTGAGCGATTCGATAAACTTAATTGCTCGTGCTGCAGCCTTGCGGTCAAAGTACCAGCCTCGCTCCAAGGCGTTATCTATGTTGGCAAAATATCGTTTTACCGCAAGCTGCACCAACTCGCAAGTCAGTACCTCGCCACTTAAAACTTGCTCGGCATAAACTTCCGCTGTATGTAGTTTCTTATTCATCTATCTCTATAAAATGTATTAAACTTGCCGTTATCGGCAATAAATAAGTGTTTGCAGATGGGTTTCAGAACAAAACTTGCCGATAGGCATTATTCTATCTCCTCAAACTGTGCAAAATCATCCGCAGAAACCGCAGGGGTGACCATTGACGATATTTTGCCACGGCTTGCCGGAGTAAAACCAAACTCCGCAGCAAGGGACTTGGCATTTACCAAAGCCGACTCAGCAATCTTGCGTTTGGGATTGATTTGGGTCATCGTTCCATTCTTGGTTTCGACCTCAATGGTGAATCCCTCTTTCTCGACCTCCAACATCAGGTCGTGGTAAATCGCCATCTCTCGTGCATACGCCACAAGCAGATCCACGCCAACCACCTCCAGCAGTTTTTTATGCAATAACTCAGTTGCGGTGTACTCAAAAATCTTCTTGGCCGTACCCTTGAGTCTCACCTTGGGAAGCGATTCGAGTTTGGTCATATCCGACTGCGTAGTCATCCGGCACGGCTGATCCGTTCCCCGAAGCACTTTTATCTCGTTTGACTGTTTCTGTTTTCCTCTTGACATATTCTTTGTTTCTATATTTTACCCATTTCCGGCTTCACTGCACGCGCGTGAAGAAGACTCAGGGTGCGATTACTTTTCGTGACCCCGGAAGGAATTTCGACCCCCTCCCCGGTAGTTAATTCAGCCATTTTTCGATCCATTATCAAAGAGTTACGAGTCGATTTTCCGATCAATTCTCTTTTTGCAACTCTTTGACACTCAAATGTGGAATGGATTAATTAATCATGCTTTCATTCTCGTGTATTTCAAATAGTTCACTTTTTCTTGGGTTTTGAGATTAACTCAGCTATAATCGCTCCCGGATTCTCTTCAATCAACCGTCTGCGCTGTGCCTGCTCAATGTAAATTCTTGTGGTTGCTGTGTTGGTATGTCCCAACAGATCCTTGATCATTTCGATATCCAACCCCTGTTCAACCAACAGGCTCCCACAGGTGTGTCGTAGAGAGTGAGCCGTGATCTTAGGGTCATCAATGCCGATAGCTCGAAGCCGCTGCTTGACGATTTGAGAGATGGCCTGCTTGGAGAGTCGGGTTGCCTTTTGCCCTTTCCGATGATTTTGTATCAGGGGCTCGGACACATCAAAGTCTCGGCACGAGATATAATCCTCAAACAACTCCTCAATCATCTCCGGCACAGCAAGCAGATCATTCTTATCTAATCGACCCTTGCGCTGGATACGCAATACCGTTCGGTTACCCATCTTCTCGAAGTCTCGGATATTGATTCGTTGAACTTCACAGGTTCTGAGTCCATTGGTCAACATCAAAGCGATAATCAGTTTATCCCGTTTGCCAACGATGGTGTTGGTTTCAATGGAGTCCATAAGTCGATAGGCATCGGCAGAGGACAATGGGTTTTTGTAATGCTCCCGTTGTTTGATGCTCGAATGAATGCCGGAACCAATGTTGTCGTAGTAGTTCTGACTGGAGCAATAACGATAGAACAGCTTTACCACCGTCACATAGCTGAAGTAGGTAAACTTACTTTTGCCTTCTCCTTGCAGATGGTGCTTGTACTGAAGAATATGTTCCCGACGTGGAGTCCGTGGATCAACACCTTGTGCCGAGAGCCACCTGAACCACAACTCAATCTTACGACGATAGTCCTTCTGAGTCTCCACGGATACATCAGTCTCGATAATCCACTCATCAATTATCTGATTCAGCTTTAGGGTTGTTCTCATCGGGTGTGCCCCTCCTTGGCGGATTTAACATTATGGCAACGGTCGCACAGGCTTTGCAGGTTCTCTATATTGAGCGCAGCTCCGCCACGATTTATCGGTACGATATGGTCGGCAACCTTAGCCGATGTATGGATGCCCTTGCTCAGACACTCCTCGCACAAAGGTTGTTGCTCCAACTTTACGGCCCGGAGCTTTCGCCAGGCTGTCGATTGGTAAAACTTGGTATTACTATGCTTTCTCCCTTCTTGAGGTTTACGCTCGGCCATCCACGGACGGCGGCACGTTTTCTTGATGCTTGGCATAGGCTCAGAAGATTACATCAGGTTGTAAAGGCAGATCGTGATCTTCGGTCTCGAAGCCGACTACCCGAATGATTCTCGCATTGGGATAACGCTTGCGGAGATTGGCAGCCACCACATCGTATTTGGCAAAGTCGGCGGTGTAAGCTGAGTCCCCGTGTTGCTCTCGATTGTGCCTGAGCGACTCTATTTCATACTCGTGCCACTTCTCAATCTCGCCATTGTGCGTGGAGTATTTCCTGCGGCCATCCTCCAAATGGTGTATTACTCGTTGATATTTCATGGTTATACTAATTTGCTGTGATAACTTTTGAGCTTGATAAAGAGTTCCAACTCCAACCGAACGATCTCCAACGTGGGGTACTTACCTCGTTTGCGACCCTTGACATACTTCGTGTGCATCCGATTGATAAAAATCTCCGCATCACGGCTGTCAATTTGCCGTGCAATCACTTTTGCTCCCACTGGGACATTGCGTTTACTATCCATTGGATTGGGGAAGAACTCATTCGTTTGCTCCGAATAGTAGAGCGTAATAATTTCTATTGATTTCATAATGTTTCGATTTAGCGTAGGCTCTCGCCTTTGAATTTAATAACACGGCACAAGTG